AATAAGTTGACCTTCAGTAGCCAATACAGTGTTAGAAGTACCTGCAACAACGGTGGCATCATTGTTTGTTGTAAAGTATAAAGTCTGTACTACATCTCCCGTAGTTACTTGACCAGAAATAACAGTTCCAGCAGGAATTAGTTGATCAGTTATTCCTGAATTGTAAAACGTAAGATTGACATAAGATTGACGATAACCTGCAGGAATGTACCCAAAAGTTTGAGCAATATTTAATACGCTATTTCTTTGTGTTGCAGTATAGATGGAGTTTTCATTTGCATTACGGTCAATATAGTAGGCAATTAGGTCTCCCATGTATGCCATAGCCTCAACAAAAGCAACACCAAAATCAGCGGGGTCTGTTGCTGTCCAACTTGGAATTCTTGCTTGAATTCTCTTTATAAGTTGTTCTCTAATAGAGTAAAAGTCTCTTGATGTGTAGTCAACAGATACTGGAATAGTAGAAACTTGTGTTGTCACGTTATCTCCTCGTATGGTGGGTTAGATCCTGCTAACGAAATGACTCCAAGGCTTGTGGACACTTGAGTATTGTTTGGCAATAAGTAGGAAAGATTTACAGATACGGTGTTTGTGTAAATGTCCGTAGTTGCTGTAACATTTTCTAAAACAAGTGTTGGAAGATACGTATTAAAAGCCTTTTGGATCTCTACCTGTATTTGCGTAGCCGCATCGGTGTCTTGATCAAACAATGAGTAAGGAATTAACGTCCCATAAGAAGGTCTCATAACACGTTCTCTAACAGCAGTACCTATTACAGATTTAACACGATCAGCCCAAACAACTTTTTGATCTGAAGTAAAGGAAATTTTACCTGAGTAATCAACCTTAAATGGTAAGGCAACAGCAACTTCATTAGCCATCACATACCTACCCATCTTCTTGGTACAAGACTATACCCTGTGTTTTTTTGATCCACTATGGACGTGGTTGCACTTAGTGTATAGGAGGTAGCGGGATTAGATCCCGCTGTAGGGTAGGACAAGTTTACGGCTGGAACTGGTCCAGCAACAGATGGTCGCGTAGCGCTTGGTTGGTTTGTGCCAACTCCATCTGTAGCGCATGAAAACTCTACAGAGTATTTTCCGTCCATAGTCATTTCGTGTTTTGCAGAAGTGACAATCCAAAAGCCATCTGAACTTGTTCCAGTATTTCTTACCTCTAGAGTACCCCAAGGAAAAATTCGAGGGTCACCTTGTCCGTTTCCCTTTCCAGGTATTGACAGTCTAGATAGGTGGGCTTTTCCATCCGCTAATGCTTTTGCCATTGAGTCACTGTTGGCAACAACTCCAGATTCAATCTTGGAAAACAAAGGTTCTTTAGTTGTTTTACGTATAGAAAAACCTAGTTTATTGGGAGATGATTTAGAGGTATAAATTTTTCCTGTTACAGGATCTACACCTGAAACTACTTTAGTAGTTCTATTATTAGATGTTTTTTCTACAAAATCACCTAACTTTGATTCAAAAAACTCTAAAGTTTGAACATCAAAAATTGCAGTCGTGTTTGTAAACGGATCTAAGAAAGACATTACAGGAATAGTAGTCATAAATAAATCAATCATTGTATCAATTGGGTGGAAGTGTAATTCTGAACCCAAAACTTGAACACCATACCCAATCTTGTTTGCTAATTCAACGCATTTTTCCCAGTAAGTATGCCCAGACATAGATATCTGACTAAATTTAATGTTGCTAGAAGTCACTATTGGTTTTAGTTGCGATTTTTTTGCAATTTCCGTAACAACTTGAGATGCCGTTGAGTTTACCCAGATCTTAGATACCTGTTCTTTTAGCGGGTAAGACCCACCAATGCAAACAATCTCAACATATTTATCTAGAGTTTGGTGTGTTGGGTATTGAACATGTGAAACGTAACCAATAAAAGTTTTATCAACTTTGTCATTTCTCCAGTAAGTTTTAACAGGTGTACCAGTTTTAAACGAGTCAACAATTAAATGGTTAAAGTAAGCAAACCGTAAAATCATTACATCATGACTGTTAATGTGTTGGTTTAAAGTTATTTTTTTAGGTTGAGAATTAAAACTAGGATAGTCAGGAAAAGTGACCTGATAATCATTAGTAAATTTACCTTGACGTTCAGGGTCACGCACTTGGGAACCTCAACAATGTTCCAGGAACAATTGTTAATGGGTTAATGACCTCTGGATTTAAATCCATAATTTTCCACCAGTACTGTGAGTTACCTAAAAATTTATTAGCAAGAGTATCTAATCTATCTCCATCTTTCCATTCGTAGATATAAAACTTAGTTGAGTACACAGGCCAGTTACGACGAATGACTATGTGGTATTCCTGGCGTTGCGAATCCCACGCTTTTGGAATAGTTCCATCAGGGTTTGTTACGGGGTTTGCATATCTGCTATCTGAGTAGATCATGATGTTGCCGTCACTATGTTAGAAGCAGTAATACTAAGGTCGTCGTAGTAACGAGTACACGTCATATTCACAGTTGTAAATACAGGAACCATTCGTTCATTAAAGATTGCATGGTTAACGTCTAAAGAAGATACACGAACTAAAAACCTTAAGTTTGCTCCTAAATGGAGTTCAACTGGCATAGGCATTAACCAACCTTTATCTGCTGTTGCTATTCCACCAACGCTTGATATGTACTGTGAGTTATATCCACCAGTTGCCCTAAACAGATACTCTAGATCATACATAGTTCCTCGATCGTAGATAAGGCCGCGTTCTTCTGAAGCCACGGTATATGGGTACGGAGAAGAGTTTGACGTTATAAAATCCCCATTGCTATTTTTAATGCGGGACATATCTTCAATACGATTTAAAACCAAAGAAAAAGTGACTGTGCTTGCAAGCAACCCATTACCAACAGCAGTAGCAATATCTTGACCACTTTGCTCAAACTGCGGAGAAAATGACTCAACAATTCCCCACGTCATTCCAACAGAGGTTGGGTTGTATAAAAATTTAAAACCATAAGGTGTCATATCGTTCTTTAATCCAGTTGCAGGGTTCTTACCTGTTCCATGGGTATTTGAACTAATATCCATTGCCAAATCTTGACTCATTTGAATAGCACCTTTTGCACCCGTAAATGCCCCACCATCGTCAGGTTTCCAAGCAGATTTTGCGTTTGTCCATGCTCCTGGACTAGTAATTAGTTGATCGTTATTTGCAGAAAGTACTTGTGGACCAAATTTTAAATACGAAGATGAAGTCATTGGAGCGTTGTATTTGTAAGGTTTTAGGTCACCTTTTAACGGTGGTGGTGCACCTGTTGTGTTTGTTTTAGCAAGTTGACCATTTTTATTTGCTAGATTTGCTGCATTTAATGCAGCCATATCTGCATCTAGTATTTTTTTAGCAGCAAGAACATTGTTTTTTGCAGTAACTAAATCAACTCCAGTTTGACTTTGTTCTGCCTCCACATTTTTCCATAAAGTGTATGCATCTTGTATTTCTTTTTGACTTGATGATGACAATGTTAAAATATCTACTCCTGTATTATGATAAGGAGGTTGTTTAACATTGTACTTTTCAACTATTAAATAGAGATAACCATTAAAAGTTGTTTGTCTATAATGATCTTGATCTTTTAATTTTTTTATAAGATTATCTAGAATTTTTCTAGCCTGATCATAAGTATTGTTTTGAGTACTAATTGCTTGAGTATCTTGCTTAATAATCGCTGCATTAGCAGCAAGTTGCGCAGAAGATAATGTTATTTTTTTTGGAGTGCTCATTATCTATTTCCCATCATAGAGATGCTGTTGTTTTCTTCAAGAATTGTTTGTACTTTCTTTGCAAATTTTACAGCCTCGTCTTGTGAGGCTTGAGCGATATTTACAGTGATCTGTACATTTGTAGACCCACCTTGTTGAGGGGCAGTTATAGATGCACCAAATCCAGAGTTACCTCCACCATATCCTGGGATTTTAGTTCCCCAAGCAGAGTGGTTTACTGCGCCAAGAACTCCTGCTGTGTCATTGCCCTTTAATAAAGCAGCACGAATAGCCGCATAACCTCGTTGGTTTTCTTGCAAGGTAGAAATGTTTGACTGTAATCCTTGAGAGTACGATGTGTAAGATTTAACTCCAGCAGAGTTCATATCCGTAGCACCACTTGCACCTAGTGTTGTATTGAGGGGATTGTAGTGCGCAGAGTTTTTCCACTGCCCACCCTCATAAGCCATCCATGTAGTCATTGCTTTTATGTTGGCTGAGGTGGCGGGAGCACCCATTCCCTTAAGAAAATCTGTAGCCCACGCTCTTTGATCTCCAGTACCTAGCACAGTTCCAGGAGCAGATACAGTTTTTCCAGAGACAGTTTGTTTGGTTCCACCAGTACCTGTTAAGAACTGAGATGGATCTACTGGGTTATTTTTTCCCTTGCGAACTTCAAAGTGCAGGTGTGGACCAGTGACGTTACCTGATTGACCAGACTTACCAATCTCTTGACCAGTAACTA